AGAGATACTGTCTCTCGTCTTGAACACAATAGAAGACTGCGTGAGGAGCGCAAAAGATCCATGACTACGAAAAATGAGAACATAGTTGCAAACGCAATGAAGATGGTTGAGATGTATCGAAAGTTGCGTGAAGAGAAGAAGAAAACCATCATGGGAGCAAAGAAGGAATCTGTTCAATCTGAACCAATCAAAGACGATAAGAAGTTGACCAGAGGACAGATGGTGGATGCAATTGGAATGAATAGCAATGGTAAGTTTGAAGTTAATGAAGAAGAACTCTCATCCAAGCAGAAAGCATATCGTGCTTTCTTTGAGAAAGCACTTAAGAAGTTTGGTAAAAAGTCTCCTGCTGATATGGATGATGGTGAGAAGAAGAAGTTCTTCAACTATGTTAAATTGAATTGGAAGGGATAATGCCTACTCTTAAGGTAAAATTTAAAGGTCCAAAAACAGCCAAAGAATTCCAAAAGAACTTTGGTATTGTTGGTTTAGACGCATCGATAAAAATCGATGGATCTTCTGCAACTATCACTACCAAAGATAAGAAGGCACACGATTTCGTAAAACAAATGGTCTTAGATTTGAAAGCAGATGTAAAGATGGAATCTGCTATGAAAAAATTCGTCAATGCAATAGTTGAGTCTGTCGAGACTAAAAACAATGTGGATCTAGTTTTATTAGATAAATCTATCGTTTCAGTAAATCCAATCTGTGCAGAGAAATTCATCTCTTTTCATGACGGAATCGTTGACGGAGATGCGGGAAACATTCTTCTTAGTCTTGCAGTGGAAAGTCAAGATTCATTCAATAGGACCATGCAATTTGTTCTCAAAGAACAGGAATAACCAATGGCAATAGTTAAACAAGATTTAGTCAAGACGCAAAAGAGGTATGTGACCAAAGTAGATTTCTCATCAGAAACTGCTATGTACGAACTTGGCGTTACGGGTTCGGCATTTGATGGTATTGGGGGTATTACCGGCGAAAGATTTGTTGCAGGAATTACAAACAACACAGCAGCATTGTCGAGAATCACATGGACACTAAGTACAGGCGGATTGAATCTCACATGGGCTGGTGCGCCCGGTGCTACTGCCATGAGACTATATGGAACAAACGGTGAAATGAATCTAGAAAGAACCACTTTAAAGAATAACGCAACTGCACCGACAGGAATTTTGAATATAACTCCAACAGGCACATTAAGTGGAACTGTTTTACTGGAATTTGTTCATGCATCAGGATCAGTAACACCTCCTGGCTACCTCGGACTATAAGGAAATCACATGAAACTAATCACAGAAGTAAACGAAGGCATTGAGATCATTTGCGAAGCATCCGCAAATGGAGACAAAAAGTACACGATTGAGGGAACTTTCCTTCAGGGAGATATCACTAATCGAAATAAGAGGAAGTATCCATTTGAGATGTTAAAGTCTAAGGTGAATGACTACATCAAAGAGTTCGTTAATCAAAAAAGAGCATTCGGTGAACTTGGTCACCCAGAGGGTCCAACTATTAACCTTGAGCGGGTTTCGCATATGATAACCGAACTTCACGCTGACGGTAAAAACTTTTACGGTAAAGCCAAGATTATGGACACCCCTTATGGAAAGATTGTAAAAAATCTAATCGATGAGGGGGCCAAACTCGGCGTTTCAAGCCGTGGCGTTGGTTCAATTGAAGAAAAGAATGGAATAAATGTGGTCAAAGATGATTTCCGTCTTTCAACAGCAGCCGACATTGTTGCAGATCCTTCTGCTCCCGAAGCATTTGTTCGTGGAGTTATGGAAGGTAAAGAGTGGATTTATGAGAATGGGATACTAAAAGAAAGAGAAATTGATCAGATTCGCCGTGAGATCAGTAGAGCATCTTCCAGAAAATTAGAGGAAGCATGCATGCAAGCATTCAAGAAATTTATAACGAAACTTTAACCCTTACTAAATAACTATTACGAAGGAGACAAGACATGTCCGACGCTAATGAAGATATCGAAGAAATCATCGATGAATTGTTCGAAGAAGAATCAACCATCGAAGAAGAAGATTCAAAAACATCGCAGAAAGCCAATCTAACAAAGGTTGGAAAGAAGCCTGTTCCTCCAACAAAGAAAGAAACCATGCACGAAGATGGTGAAGAAGAAGAGGAAGAAGAATTGGCAGCCGAAGAAACTGCCGCTAATGCATCTAATAAAGGTGCAGGAAAAGGTAAGTTGGCTGGCCTCTATAAGGATGGAACTGGTAAGGGTGCTGTTGTTCCCGAGCCTGTTGCAACCGATGCTTCTGATTCGTCAAGCAAGTTGTCGGCAAATGTCAAAGCCAAGAAGTCTATGCGTGAAGACATCGAAACTCACATGGATGCCATGTTTGATGGAGAAGAACTCACCGAAGATTTTAAGACCAAGGCATCAACCATCTTCGAAGCCGCTTTACAGGAGCGGATTGATGTGATTGAATCTGAACTTCAGGAAGAGTATCAGAATCGACTTGTAAGTGAAGTCGATGAAATCAAGAAGGGCTTAACAGAACAACTTGATTCTTATCTCTCATATGTGGTCGAAGAGTGGATGGAAGAAAACCGTCTTGCCGTCGAAAAGGGAATTCGCACCGAAATTGCAGAGGAGTTCATGCAAGGTCTGCGTAACCTGTTCCTGGAACACGACATTTCAGTTCCTGAGACTAAGGTTGATCTTACCGATCAACTTGCAGAAACCGTTGAATCGCTCAAGGCCAAACTTGACGAAGAAATGAACAACAATATTGAACTCAAGAGTCAAATTGCAGTTTATCGTCGTGAACAAATTCTTGACGAAGCAGCATCAGATTTAGCGGATACGCAAAAAGAAAGATTTGCTGTCCTTGCTGAGGGAATCACCTTCGAAACAGAAGATGATCTTCGCAGAAAGGCACAGATCATTAAGGAGTCATACTTCTCTAGCAAGAAGCCTGTTCTCCGTGAGGAAGCACTCGCAACCTCAGATGAAGGAAGCATTGATGAAGTTGCAACTCCAGCGACGGACACGCTATCGGAATCAATGGCTAGTTATGCTCAGACATTGTCACGGCTTAACCGTCGTTGACCAAAAAGATAGATTCGATAAATAAAAACCGTACTAAAAGAGTACTCAATTAAGGAGAAATTACAAATGGATCTAACCATTTCAGAAGCACTTCAAAAGAAGTGGAAGCCAATCTTGGAGCACCCCGAACTACCAGAAATCAAGGATGCTTACAAGAGAGCAGTAACAACCATGCTACTGGAAAACCAGGAGCAACACCTCAGGGAATCGGCCCCGACTAACTTCTCGGCAAACCTAGACGGCCCGACCACATCAAATGTGTCTCGTTGGGATCCGATCCTTATCTCGCTCGTTCGTCGGGCAATGCCGAACCTGATCGCCTATGATATCTGTGGCGTTCAGCCGATGAGTGGACCGACTGGCCTTATCTTCGCCATGCGTAGCCGCTACATCAACCAGACTGGTCCTGAGGCTCTGTATCAAGAAGCAGATACGGGCTTCGGTGGCTCAGGCTCAACGGGTACGACTGCCGATGGTGTCTATGACACTTCGACTTTCGCTGCAAACTCGTCGGGCGTTGATCCGTTCGAAACTGCAAACGGTCCTACGAAGCCAAACGGCAACGCATACGGTGGTCGTGGTTACCCCACGGTCAACGGCGAAGCCCTTGGTGATTCGGCTAACAACCCGTTCCCGCAGATGGCATTCAGCATCGAAAAGACCACGGTCGAAGCAAAGACCCGTGCTCTGAAGGCTGAGTACACGATGGAACTCGCACAAGACTTGAAGGCAATCCACGGTCTCGACGCTGAAACCGAACTTGCCAACATTCTGTCGAGCGAAATCCTCGCTGAAATCAACCGTGAAGTTGTTCGCACTCTGTATCAAACCGCTAAGTTGGGTGCCCGTTCGGGAACCACTCAAACCGCTGGTGTGTTTGACTTGAATGTTGACTCAAACGGTCGTTGGAGCGTTGAAAAGTTCAAGGGTCTGCTGTATCAGATTGAGCGTGAATGCAACATGATTGCTAAGGAAACTCGTCGTGGCAAGGGCAACTTCGTCCTTTGCTCGGCAGATGTTGCCTCGGCACTCAGCATGGCAGGCATCCTCGACTATGCACCGGCTCTCTCAACGAACCTGAATGTGGATGACACGGGCAACACCTTCGCTGGTGTGCTGAACGGTCGCCTCCGTGTGTACATCGATCCCTATGCATCGATGACAACTGCCCATGACTTCTTCATGGTTGGTTATAAGGGATCGTCGGCATATGACGCAGGTATGTTCTACTGCCCGTATGTTCCTCTGCAAATGGTCCGTGCTGTCGGTGAGCAGTCATTCCAACCGAAGATCGGCTTCAAGACCCGTTACGGTCTGGTGAACAACCCGTTCGCCACGATCTCGGGTGGAGTATCGGTTACGGATCCGACTGCCGCAGGAGCAAAGCGGTCTAACTGCTACTACCGTATCGTGAAGGTCACGAACCTGTTCTGATCGGTTAAGGTCACCCTGTTTCACAGGGAATTTCGCTAGGGGCTGTGAGGAGAAATCTTCACAGCCCTTTTCATTTGATTCTAAATACTTAAAATGACACCCTATGATTACAAGAAAAAAATTGTTCCCGAACTCATTCTTGATGGTTCTGTTGATTCAAGAAGAATTCCATTAAATACAAATTTTGCATACGCCACCAATTTTCATTTAACAATTCCAAGAGTCAGTGAGGCAGTTTATTTTTGCACTGAGGTTGTGTTTCCTGATTTTTCGTGTGATGCTATCAGACTTCCCGCAAGATTTGCACCGACTCTTAAATTTTATGGGAACAAAGTCACACACGGAGATATGACTGTTAAATTCATAGTTAATGAAAATTACTCTAATTATAAACAAGCAGAAGACTGGTTTAAAACATCTTTGGTGTGGGAAGATTTTTTCAAAACTGGAGATGATTTTAAACAACTAAGTAATGTTGGTTATTTACTCATACTGTCAAATAAGAAAAATCCAATCGCAAGATTTACACTAAACGGTCTTTTTATTACTAATCTTACTAACATTGAGTATAATAACGGATTAACAGATACTCCTGTTGCTACGGCGACAGCAACATTTCAATTCAGTACATATGATTTGGAAACAATCTGATGTCAATAAACAATTATAGTTTGACCGGAGATTACGAGAGATTTGGAAGATTAAATGGTCAACCGATCAATAAAAATGCTGCTCTCACGACAAATTTTAGATTTTCACTGATCAAAGTTCCGAATGTGACTTATTTTTGCACATCGATAACAACACCGACAAGCAACTCAAATCCGCTGTCATACGATTATATTACCGCAGCACCTTTAAAACTTCCTGGTGCAAAATCATCAACAGACATGTCTATAAGATTCATCATATCAGAAGACTTTAAAAACTACATGGAAATGGTCAAGTGGATTAGATCTGGAAGCCCATACAGAGATTTTCAAGAAATTAAACCTGAGAACGAACTTGGATTAGGGGATGGGCAAATACTGTTACTGAACAACTCCAAGGTTCCATTGCAGATGATCACATTTAGAAATTTGATTCCAACTGTTTTATCTGGTTTTACACTATCAAATAGTGATGCAGATCCCCCTGTGCTTACTGCAACAGTGTCATTCGTCTACGACACATTTACCGTTCAAACCCTTTAAGGCTTTGGTTTTCTTGGATTTTTAGCAGATCCCTTTAATCTACCATCATTTGCTCTTATAGATTTCTTCGGTTTTTGCGGTTTAATTATCGTCTGTCTTCTCGGCATTTGAAACTTTCGGTAAGAATTCATCCAATGAATTGACGATTTTTATGTTGTTTGCGACAATATTTTTAGCATTGTCCAAGATGTCATTTGGACAATTTTCAATTCGTCCTAACTTTTTCATAGTCTTGACGAGTTCTAGAGTATTCTTTTCATAGAATTGCTTCATTGATAATATTTTTTCCTCTCTCTCCTTGATTGGTAGTGATCTAAACCACTCAAATAATTGTAACAAGGATTTATCATCCATTCTTTTTTTCTCCGAATAAATGAAGCGTTAGAATGCCCTCTCTATGCTCCAAACTGACTAGGACTTTATCCCATCCTTGAGACTTTGCAAGATCTACTTCTATCTTGCATATCCTGTAAAAGACTTCAGGAACAAACTCACGGCCTAACTTGTATGTTGCCGTTCTAATGTGCTTTCTATTTGGGGAGTTTGTTTCTGACATGATAGTGTTTATACAACAGACAATCAACTATAACTTTAAAAGTTCCAATACTTTCTTTTCTGCAATGCAAGAATTAAGATTCATAAATATTTAAGTGGTATTGATTCTTTACGGAAAGGTTATGTATGTTCGCACCTGAACTCATATCATTGATCGCCGGATCTGCTGTCGGGTTTATCTTTCGATATATGGCCCAACGGGCACAAGATCAGAAAGAAATGTTTGTTCGACTTATGGATGCCAATAAGAGAACAACAGAAAACCAAGATAAAGCGGCGGAAAGAGTTCCTATTGATGTGGGCAAGGGAGTCAGACAGTTGATTGTTTTGTCTGTACTGTTTGGAACTTTACTGGCACCATTTATTCTTCCGTTCTTCGGTGTCCCAACATTTGTAGAAGTAGACACAACTACATCAGAAAAACTTTTCGGTCTTATCCCATCTTCAGCGAAAAAGTATTTTGTTGAGGTGAATGGATTTGTATATGCATCTGAGACTAGACAAATTCTAGTCAGTATTGTTGGGTTCTACTTTGGATCTGCTGCTGCGGCGAATAAAAATTAAGGAAATAAAAACATGAACATCAAACTACTATCGTTTTTCGCCCTTCTTCTGCTCGGCTCATGCTGCACAGCACCTGAAATCATTCCCTCTGTTTCACAAGATTCTGTAATCATGATGAGTTTAAAGGAACAGATTAAAGACAATAACAAAATTGAAACTGGATGGGGATGGATTGCTTGGTATTTTCCGGTACTTCTTTTAGTAGGTGCTTGGACTTGGAGAGAATTGATTAAGAAACCATTCGTGTGTGAGACATGCGAATTTGA